TTGGGGTCTTTAGCAATAAACTTTGCTAATTGCTCTCTCCACCATCTATGCGCATTTTCTATATTATATTTTGGAGCCGCTGATGGCTCTTTCATACACTCTATATAGATTATGTCATTTGTAACCTCTGCTTTTAAAATTTTCCACGCTGTAATACGTGGAGGAGTCCTTCCAACAAAAGGAGTTACCTTTTGCTTATAAAAGTCGTCAAACAATTTTCTAGCAGGTCTCTGTATAACAGATTCTAAACTATCAGCAGGAATACTTGCTCCTCCAGCTTCGTTTATACTTCTTACCATACCGTTATATAAAGCGCTTTCTATCGTTCTGTAAGGTATTCTTACTGATAAATAAGAAACACCCCCACTTAGAGTTCTTTTACTATAAAAGCGATTAAACTCTCGTACTAGCTGTCCTCTTAATGCCGCACTCACACAACTACTCTATATAAGTCTAGTACTCTTTTGATATGGTCTGGAAAGTCAGTACTCGTCCTCATTCCTGAAGTGCCTTGGTTTTGCAATGTTGCTCCACCTAGAGTCTGTCTTTGCTTATGTTCATCTTTCAAATAGTAAGTAATTAAATCGAATATAGCAAGTTGTAAATCTCTCGGACAATCTGCGTACCCGGCATTGTAAGTAATCTTAACTGACCCTACGCCTTTAGGCCACATTTTATGATTGCCATTATTATCTGTTCTTATTATAGCATCGCTTTCTAAGTCTACGAAATATTCGTAATCTGTTGTTGTTAAAGTTGAATAAGAACCACTATAAGCAGTTCTTTCTTGAACAATATCAACCGCTGTTAACGGACTCTCGCTGACAATTATCGTTGAGGTGTAGTTATCGTTGATTGAAAAAGTTTCAACTTTATTTGTAGAATAGTAGTCAACAAACGAAGTTCCGCAATATCGTTTTACTAAATCAGATACCTGAGGTACAATCACATTTAGACGGTCGTCTTCCTTCTCGCCTCTGATTCCCTCTGCGTCTTTATATTCGTTTACTGTTACTAAATCTGCCATAATTATTTAAAAAGTATAGTGGGGTCGTGAGACCCCACTATAGGTTAGCTATTAACTAGCTTTGAACTTATAAGCCCACTTAGAAGTAGCACCATCGATTAGATCGGTGAAACCAATTCTTTGTGAAGCAACAAGAACTCTTCTTTGGTTAGCGACTTCGTAGTCTGACTCAATTGTCACACCTCTAAGTCTTGGCATTACGTAGTTTCTTGCATATACTGCAATCGCTCCGTACCCATTAGCTGCTTGAGCAGGGAATTCGTCGCACATAAGTACTTTAGAACCGAATACCTGTCCAATCTCACCAGTGAGTTTTGTAGCCATATCACCAACTAGATTCGCATCTTGGAATTCTGCGTCTTCTAGTAACTGGAAGTATGCACTCTGAGAAACAATGTACACTACGTCGTTAGGATTAACACCGTATTTGCCCATGTTCTTTCTTAGAGCTAGCAATTCTGCAGCAGTAACAGTATCTGAAGCTACAGCTGTTGCTGATTGAGTTTCATCACTATCTGCTGATGCCATTTTGATAAGACCATCAAAAGTTCCTGATGTATAAACACCAGTAGAGTGGTTACCTAAGAGTAACGCATTCTCAATACCTTTTGCATGTGATCTAACAATTGATTCTCTAATTAAAGGAAGAATCGGCATGATTGCATCTTCTTCAGTCTCATTACCTAAGTATGATTGTGAAATAAGCTTGTGAGTTGATAGAGTTTTCTCTGTCAAATCAATACCACCAAAGGGCGCACCATAAGTGTCACCTGTTTGAGCCAAGTTACCATGTGGTGAAGAACCACTAGCTACTTGGTTAGTTGTAAATTCAGCGTATCCGCTGTCTGGAAGGATAGGGATAATCATGTTAGCGGAATTCATTTGAATTTCTCTAAATAACGGTGCTAATACTAGCTCGTTTTGAATATCTCTTTCAACATTTGTAGAAACAACTTGTTCAAAGTCTGCACTTGAAACGCCTACACCTGAGTGTGCGTTTACTTTTTCCATTACGCTTTTAGCGTATGGTGTGTCATAACCTTTACCAGTTGCTAATCCTAAGATTTTAGCATCTACTATGTCACCTTCGAAGGCTTCTTTCCAGTTTTTATTACCTCTATCTGAGAAAACCCTTTTTGATTCGCGCATAGCTTGAATCTCTTCAGATTTTTCAGTTAGTTCAGATTGAAGTTCTTTAACAACAGACTCTAAGTCTCCTTGTCTTTCTTCAACCTTAGCGGCAACGTCATTTATAAGCTTTTCAGCTCCAGAAATACTTGACTTAACAACTACTTTCTGTTTTTCCTGTTCAGCTTCCAATTCAGCTTTTTCAGATGCATCTACTTCAGCTTGCTTTTCAGCAACTTCTTTAGCTTCTGCTTCGTCTTTAGCTTTTTGCTCGGCCTGTTTCATAGCAATGCTAGTTGCAGTTTGATCTGCCACTTGCTTTGCAAATGCTTCTAGGTCGAACTCAGGGCTTACTTCAGGAGTTTTATTTTCTTCTGACATTTTAGTCTCCGTTTTGTCGGCTTTTGCCTCGCTTGACTGCTCAATCTTTGCGTTAGCGTCGATTGAGGAAGTCTCTTGAATAAAGTCTTTTTTGAACTGATTATACTCTTCCATGCTATCAAATGACTTTGCTAGTGAGAAGACTGCGTTCTGGTTACAAGGAACCGAAACAACAGACACTTCAAATAGTTCAGCGTCCTTTATCTTATATCCATCGGTTTCTGATATATAATCAGCGTCCTTGACTTTGAAACCGACAGAAAAAGCTCCAAGAACGCCATCTTTAATAAGATCTTTAATTTCGCCAGCAGATTTAGATATACGAGCAGTAAGCTCTAATCCGTTTTCTGTGACTCCTATTTCTTTTGCACGACCAATAGGTCTGTCATAGTTGTGGTTAAACAATATAACTGGATTGTTTTTAAAGTTTTCCAATCCGCCTTTTGCCCATGCACTACTTTCAATCATATCACCAGCACGATCTAATGCGTCCGTACTAGCACTTCCTTTGATGTCTAATCCGCCATCATCGTCTTCGCCTAGTGTTTTGAAAGTATTTGTCCAATGAAAAATTTTCTCAGACATAGTTAATCCTCCTTCTCAACCTTAGCCTTTTTGGGCTTAGGTGCTGGAGTCTCTACGACTGGTGCGACTTCTATTGGAAATCTGTGTTTAGCGGCTGCTAATACTCTATTCCAGGAACCAAACTTTCTCCTTAAAAGATAGTCTCTAACTGGTGCATTTTCGTCCGCTTTATAATCTGATAGGCTTACAGTATCCACGCCTTTTGCTTGCATGTACTCTGATAAAGCCCTTAGCATCATATGTTTTGTCATAATTATTCCTCTGCGGGTGGGGTCTCTTCGTTTTCCTCTGGCCTTCCACCTTGCTCTGGATTCGCGGCTGACCCTGCAATATTTGCAGGAACTCGCGGTTGATCGAATCCGTCAATCGTCTCAAGTCTTAACGCCTCCCTTGCTTCATTCGGTGTTAATATTCCCGTGTTTACAAGCGTTGCGTAATAATTGGCCTGGTCTCGTAGTTCAGGCTGAAGAGCAGGTACATCACTTACATCTTCATTTAGTTTAAAACCGAAGAACCTCTCGAAAGCATACCCCATTTTTCTAATAATAGGTAGTATGGTTTCTAAATAGTATAAACGGTGATTGGGTCTAATGTTTGCATTATTCCCACCGTCCAATAAAATTGGTGGTACGCCTAGTGCTTCTAGAATTATTCTTTCATTGGTTTTAATTCCCTCTTGAAAGTCTAAGTTCTGGAAGTTCACTTCCGTTAGGTTTTCCACCTCTAATCCGCCGTCAAGAAATAGTGGTCTACGACCTCCTGATTGCGGATTGTATCTAGCAACCCAAGCCTGTAACATTCTTTCTTTGATTTTCTCAGAAAGAGTATTTGGCGACTTAAGTACTAAACCTGGTACTGCTCCATTCTTGAAGAAGTTATCTTGGAATCTTCTCATACTGCCAAGTAACTGCATGGTTCTCCATGCGGGCTTCAGTCTAGGAACTCCTCTATAAATAGAGTTAAAACTGTTTTCTTTTATATGTATAATTTCTCTGGGACTGTATTCGACACCGTTGTCAAACACAAACTTATCAATGTAAGTGCTTTCATCGGTTTCTATTGTGACTTTATCTGCTGGTAAATGATATAGATGCGCTCCGTCAAAATAAACAAAAATGTTGCCATCTATTAGTAGGTCAACAATTAAGTTTCTTTTAAATGCGCTAACATCTTGGAATGGGTTAGGTTCTCTATTAAGTAGTAAATCTAACTTACTTCGTCTTATATTTTTGACGTTATTAGACATTCCTTTTAGCTGCTCACCAACATCAAACGGTATATCCGCTGCGTCGTCCACTATCATGTTAACTGCGCGGTTTACTACCTCTAGCTGTTCATAAGCATTTCTATAGTTTGTTACAACTTCACGAGTACTAAGCGAGCCACCTTCTTCGCCCGCAATATAGGGTTGGGAAGGGTTTAACTTCTCCCATTCCTCACTTGGTGAGGTTCTTCCTAATAGTCTGTCATACCATGCCATATTTATCTCTCTGTATTCCCACCCATCTCTCTTGTTTCCTAGCTGTTACTATCTTAGGGCGTTTGCCGTAGATGGAGTGTAGTTTCATATGATGTTCGTGACATAATGTAACAGCGGACTCGTAAATTTCTTCGTGGTGTTCGGCTATAAACTTTTCTCTAATGCTCATAATATCTTCCGCATCAGTTATTTTAATCTTATTCTTTCTCAGCCAAATCTCTAACAACTCTGTTAGACCGTGATAATGATGAAAGTCCAGATTCTCTGTTGCTTTACAGATAAAGCATTCCGTCCCTTTATTGTATTTCGACTTAGCCTTATCCCGAACATATTTTACTAAATCTCTCTTTAGTTCCATAACTTATTTCATTCCTTAAATTATACTATCTTTTGGGTATGTTGTCAAGAACTATTTTTGTGCGGTGGTAGCTAGAAGCTAGTGACACTTGTCTCAAACGAGTACAACGCATACCGTAATGCATCTGACATATGAGAAGCATAGTTATGTTTTGGTTTCTCTCTCATTAAATTAGGATTTGGGTCCCATTGGTATTGGTCAAGTGCGCTCAGAGTCTCGGAACATTTTTGGTCAACTATAAGTCTATCATTATCACAGATGGCTGCGACATGACCAATTCCGTCTAGTACTGATTTCTTTGCATTTATAGTACTGATATCGTAGTTTTGTGCAAAGTCGTATCTAGTTTGTTGAGCGGCTGAATCAATATAAATGTAATCTATATTCCATTTTTGAATAAGTTTTTGTATCTCAATTGCGTGTTGTTCTGTAGTTCTTTCAGAGTCTAAATACTCAGCTAATAAGTAGTATTTCTCTGATTCCCAATCATAGCCTATTACACAGAAAGCAGTAGGGTCTTTATAACCTACGTCCATTCCTGCGAATATATCCATTTTTGAAACATCAAGCTCAGATAAATCTTGTTGACATTTCTCCATATTAAATCCCCAAATCTGACCTTCAAATACATTGAAGTCTGCCATATATTCTTGATTAAATTCAGCTTCAGACATGGTTTTCCTTGCTTCTGCTATATCTTCATCAGAAATTCTTGGGTTCTCGTGATAGGTTGCTTTGACAGATGCCCACTCAGGAAACTCCCCTGAAAAGCCTCTATGCCAAAATTCTGCAAACCAATTATTTCTCCCTCTAGGAGTAGAAATAAAAATTGCTTTCGAGTTTTCTTTATCTAGTGTAGGTCTTAGGGCAACATTGAACGCATCTCTGCCATCAACGAGGGCCGCCTCATCAAATATAATAAGATCATACGACCGACCAACGACCGAATCCACTTGATTAACCGAACCCATACGTATCGTAGAATGGTTCGAAAGTTCAATAACTTTATCTTTTGCATTGTCTTTAACTACCTCTAAGTCAAAATGTTTAATTAGTGTTCTCTGAAGGTCGAATGAAATCTGCGAAAGTGAGTAGTTAGGCGACATAAGTAGCACATTCGTACCAGGAACTAAACATACAAGTTGTCCTATTACATTTGCAATATAAGTTTTACCTTGTCTACGAGAAACCGCCGCAGTAACAAAACGATACTTCGGATTATTGATTGAATTGATGATTGCTACTTGTGTACTGTTTGGAGTGATTCCCAGTAAATCCATGTAGCCTTCGATGGGTAATTTAATAAAGCGACGGTCGTCAAACCTCATTAAATCTTCGTGTACTATGTCTTTTCGTGATATTTCTAGCATTAGTGAATCGTTTCTTGTGTAAAAAAGGATTCTACGTCATTTAACAGACCTTTCTCCTCTACTATGTTGTAGAGGTACATGAAAGCAAGAGCGACATTTTTCATATCTTTCTCTTTATTAGATAGTTCTCTTTTGGTTTCCACCATATTTATAGCGGCTGTGAAAGTACTAGCATTTACTATACTTTCTTGTAGCCAAAGTGTTCTTCCATCTACTGCTTTCATGTTTCTCCGTAAATTAACGTCTTGTGTTTATAGGTACGCCCTTAACCGTGTTGGCTGAGGCGTATATTCTATCTTCCATATCTTTTGATATGAACTCTGAAGCTCCTGCTTCTAGAGTAAATGAACCCTGTACATCTGTACCTGACGCTCCATTAAGAATAGTAACAGTTGCTTCAGCACCTGCTAAATTAACTACTCTTACTTCGGAAGCTAGTTCAAAATTACTTGCTGCTCCTGTGGTTGTGCCCATTGCAGCTTCTGCTCCTAAAAATCTTGTTGACATATGTTATTCTCCTAACGCTTCTTGCGTCCTTTCCCTTGTCTAAACTTGATAGCGCGTAGTCTTGCCTTCGCAGCTTTCTTCGTCTTAGAATACCCGGGAGTATTGGTTATCTTATAACCTTTCTTTGTTTTCTTAATTGGCATATTACCATTCGTATGCCATGAAGAATGCTGCGTTATCCATGAATTCACCTTCTCTAGCATTGTCAAGAACTTCTAATCCCATAACTACACCATTGTCAAATGATTTAGAAACCATTAACTGTTGGTAGTCAGAGTCATCTGCTCTCATTCCATGCCTTAAAGATATATCAACGACTTTAACCATAGGCATCTTTAAAGTTACCTCTTTATAGTCATTTTCGCTGTTATCCATGTCTGTCCACATAGCTAGTTCAAGCCAGTTATTCCCGCCTTTCACATACCATTCTTCGAGTTTATCTACTGCTTTGTCATCATATCTATACTGAATAACTCCGCCATCGACATACCATGAATCGTTTACATCTAGTCTGTAACCTGCGTATAAATCATACTCGTAGTTAGCATCTCCGATACCTTCTACTTGTGCAGCCCATACACCACCATACATACCTTTGTAATCGAGTCCTAAACTTCCCTGGATTGATTTATTTCCCATAGATTGACTCTCGCCTCTCCAAAAATAATCGCTCCAAATACCGACATTACCATTAACTCCAGCGAATGAAGGCAAGGCTAATGTGCATAGCACTAAAAGTGATAAAAGTTTTTTCATTATTTTCTCCCTAATAATGTCGAGAGCATTACCTCGCGGTCTTTACCACGAGGAAGTGCTGTCAACTCCTTGGTTGCGAGAAGGCGATGCAACTTTTCTCGTTGCTTAAATATGAGTATCGCTGTAGCCTTCTCAATAGCGAATATCATAGGTGGTAAAGATAATTTTTCTTCTAACTTTCGTTTTTCAGCCGGTAGCATAGCTACCCTCCTTAATTAGTCAAGTAGAGGATTTCTATCTTTAGCTTTTCCAATGTTTAACGCAAAACGGTCAATCCATTTATATACTTTTGCCCATATCTTATCGTCCATCGGTGTATCAGTCATAGCAACTATGGCTGAACATACTGTGATAAGAATAGGTAAAACTTGAATTAAACCCCATACGATTTTAATTACTTCAAACATTCACTATTCTCCTAGAAGATTGCTCTTCCCTTTGCTTACTTATTCGGCCCTAATGCTACAGGTCTAGCCATTCCGCCAGTTGCCTTAACATCGCCGCTAGAAGCATAGATTTTATGGTACTGTCTTCGTTTCCATAAAATCATTGACTCGCCAGGTTGCATACGGGTGGAACCGATAACAACTGGAGATTCTGAACTACTACAGTAATAGATAGTTTCTGGATTACTTGATTCGTTTACTAATCTAACGTAAGTCAGTCTATCGCCACATGTAACAGCGGTTTCTATTGTGGTGGGTAAAGCAATAACTGCTTGTCCCGGTGAAAATGCTAACATTTTATTTTCTCCTTTTACCTCGACTTGCTCAGCGTCTCAAAGAGCTTGGCAATCTGCCATAACCTCTTTTTCTACGTAAGAGCTGTTTCTTTCTTGCTGCTAACAAATTTGCTCGAATGTCTCGCTTTTCAACGATTTCTTCAACTGCTACAGTTGTTTCAAGCTCCTCTGGATTTTTTCCGTGTTCTTTATCCATTTGCAAACTCCATTGCGGCTTCCTTAGTAGGAAACTTGTGTTGTTTTCCATCAGGGTCTAAAACGCAATGTGAACCACGCTTTACATAGTAACCCCAACCTTCAGGTAACTCAGATTTTTTCTTTGATACCTTTTTAACTTTTGGTGATTCTTTTATATCTTTTTTATCGTAATCGATATCCATAATTTTCTCCTATGGGTGCATAGAAAGCATAGTGTATACTACACCTGCTCCTCCTACAATGATAGTGCCTGCTACACTTATCAGTATTGTTTCTATTCGTGTTATTGATGATTCTACACCATCAAAGCGCTTTGCAGACCGACCCTCAATGCCCTCGAGCTGATTAAATACGGTTTTCCAACGTTCTGCGCATATCGCTTCATGTTTTTCTAATTCTGCGGCCAGTTCGTCCGTAGTCATCTGATTCTCCTCTATGTCCTGTGCAGATTTGTGCACAATTTAAATTATACCAAAATATTGGGTAGATGTCAAGAACTATTTTTGTATGGTATAAATTTTGACGGGCTCTGACTTACCCTTGACAGTCACCTCGTCGATGAAATCGTATACATAGCCCTCGACCATGCTATGCTCACTAATAATTAAGTCGGTGTCGTATTCTTTACAACTACTCTCTAGGCGAGCAGCGAGATTAACAGCGTCCCCGAGAACACTATAATCGAAACGACTACTACTACCCATATTACCGACAACACACGGTCCTGTATTGATTCCGACTCCAGTATGAATTTCAGGGCTTCCTTCATTCCTGAGAACATTATTCAACTCCTCTAGAGCTTCTCTCATTTCAAGAGCTGCTGCTGTAGCCTTTCTTGCGTGGTCTTCCACATCTAAGGGAGCATTCCAAAAGGCCATAATGCAATCTCCCATGTATTTATCAATAGTTCCCTCATGCTTCATAATGATGTCACTCTGATTAGTTAAAAAACGATTTACCAGTTCTACTAATTTTTGTGGGTCAGACTGGTAAAATTCAGAAATCGGGGTAAAACCTCGAATATCCGAAAAAAGAAAAGTTAGTTGTTTCGTCGACCCACCCAATCTCAGTAATGATGGGTCTTTTTGGAGTGCTTCTACCTGAGCAGGGCTAACATAGGTCCCAAATTGTTGTTTAATCTGTAATCTCAGCAAGTACTGTGTAATAAAACTGCGGAATTGTACAATACTCCAGAATAAAAACAGGATAACTAGCGTGCCAGAAACGTCAAACAAGTAGGAAGACTCGACAAGCTTCCAAGAAGCGAAGCCAGTACCTCCTAATAGTGCTAAAATGACGGGTAAGCTGAGCCAAATGTTGTTAGCTACAGCCATTATTAGTACCATTCCGATAAGTATTATGCCAAGTTCAGCTAAAAAGCTCCAAGATGGTTGAGAAAGTGGTTCTCCACTAATTAAAGTACTAAGAACTGTTGCTTGAACTTCGTGAGGGTACTTTGGGCCACCTGGAGTTGCCACAAGGGGAGCCACTCCCTCTGCAGTCACACCAAATATTACAAATGGGGCAGGGATTGGCTCTTTCATATACTCTGAAGCTGTTTGTTTATAAAATTTTGTGTTCCAGTTTGCGAATACAAGACCGTTTTCATTAGTAGTTAGCTTACCATAGGCTGGTATGCGTACCCACTCGACTCCAGTCTCTTCAGTTTTTATCTGATAGCTTGGGTCTCCAACTGCAAGTCGCAACATCTCTAGTGAAAAGCTAGGATATATCTTATCTCCGCTTGCGATTACGAGTGGAAGCCTTCTTACGACTCCATCTAGTTCTGGACTTGTGCTTATTAGTCCTACTCCGTAGCTTTCTAATGCTGACCTTAAAATTCCTGGGTAGTTGTATAGCCATTCTGATGCTACTCCATTGCCCAGCTGCGCCGTACCGACGTGTGGGCCTTGTTCCGAGGCTTGCGTGCTTGCAATAAAGGATAATACAGTAGGAAACTGATTAAGAGTTTCTTGAAACTGAGTATCATAGCCATGTATATCTCTATCTGGGAAAGCAACTGTTATGCCAGGAACTCCTTCTGTTCTTTCAACAGCAGAAGAATAGAAACTTCTAGGGAGTGGATAACTTCCATAAGCTTGTACTATCTCTTCATCAATATCTACTAATAATATTGCCTCATCTTGTACTTCTCCTCTGCTCATAATTAAGGCGTCTAGAGATTTAAGTTCAAGAATTTGGAATGGATAAGGGTTCCAAACGAAAAGAGCCGCTAAAGCGGCTGCAATAAGTAAGTTAATCTTCATTTAAGTAATTTTTCAAGTTTCTCGATTCTTTCTATGAGTGCTGGATAAGCATCAAACTCATGTAACTCTTTACATGGGTGAGAATCTTTTTCTAATTTTAAAACTCTTTTTGTTAATCGCTCGATTACATACCTGAGTTTTTTAGCACCCTCATTTCCTACAAACATATTTAATCCTGTGTTACTGTTACTGTACAACCTCCTACTGTAACACAAGTCTGTGTTAGAGTATATGATTGATTTGTTGCGCTATCTTGTATAAGATTTAAAGTAGTCGGACGACTACCTTGTAAAGTTATAGTAGCATTATGACTTCCGCCACCTTTTTGTTGTATATTAGCAACTGAACCGTCTGCAGTTCCATAGTACCATACATGAGAATAACTGCTACCGCTATCTTCTTGTCTAATATCGTGGTCTACATCGTCCATATGAATATCTAAATAATGAGTATGAGTACCATTTTGATAAATATCTATATCGTTATCGTTACCCCAAACATGACCTCCATAAGTAGCACCATCATGTTGTTCTATATTTAAATTGTTTCCTGTTCCATCAATATCGCCACCCCAGGATTTTCCTGAGCCCCAGTAAGGAACCCAGGATACCTTGTTATTTGCACCATATTGCTTTAAAATAATAGTATTCCCACTATGTGCAAAAGAGAAGTCTATTTCATTATTCTGCCCTACTTGGTCAATAGTTAAAGTTACTTCATCTCCACCATTTCCAACTTGGTCAATATGAACGTGATTATCCCCTGCTTGTACATCAGGAGTTAAACTTATAACAGACAGTAAAAATACACCGATTAAAACCGATAATTCAAGTCCGTCTCTAAATTTTTCTTCATCTATCATTTTATCTCCATGGTAACATAGTCATTCCTATTTGGTTGATTGCTAATTCTAATAATATAAAAAATATTAGTGCTGGGCCTAATTGCCAGGCCCACCATTGCCAACCTTCTAAACTATCTACCCATTGTCTCAGTTTACTGTTTCTTGCTTTATCATAGGCTCCGCTTTTTTCTCCTATCTTATTAGCCCAATGGTTAGGGTCTACCCAACTTTTTAAGGCTTTTAAAAAACGTACTACCATTTTACTTTATTTGCCCAGTATGCTGCTGACATTTTTCCTTTAGCAATATTTCTTCTATGTCTAGCTTTGAATGATTTTCTTTTCATCTTCATTCTCCTAGACTCCCCTGCTTTTGGTTTTCCCGCAGTCTTAGCCCCTTTCTGTCCAAAACGAATAGTCTTTATTCTGCTACCGACTTTGGCTACTACTATATGGGACTTAGTTTTATGTCCAGGTGTTCTTTTTGGCTTATTAAATCCTTTAACACCTGCTCGTTTTAATCTTGGGTCTCTTTTTCTACCCTTTGCTTTACGTCTTCTTACGGCCACGTCTTGCTCTCCTTCTACGAACTACAGTCTTAACCATAGTAGGCTTTCCACCTACTCCCTGCCTTTTAGCACGTTTCCGTCTAACAGCAGACCGTTTCTGACTTTTGCTCATTCTTGCAGCTTTAGCTGCTGGTACACATTTTGGGTAGCCTTTTCGACCTTTCTTGGCTTTCTTTCTACCACATTTTTTGTAGCCGCCACCTTTTTTAGGTCGAGAAATATCTACCCAATTTTCTCCAAACCACTTGGTAAGTCCACCTGCTCTAGCCACGTCTATATCTCCCACCAGCTTTCTTATACTCTCGTACTAAGTAAGCATTAGCGTATGCACTAGGATAAACTGCAAACTTTCGCTTGGTCTTTGCTTTCACTCTAGCATATAGCTTTTTGTTAGTAGGTATATTACGTTTTTTACTTGAGGCTTTACGTCTGCGTCTTCTAGCAGCCATGATGTCTCATACCTTTTTTCTTCTTACCGCCTCTTTTCTTCTTCTTAGGACGACCCCTTCTTTTTCCGTAAGTTCCTTTACCTGCTGGCATAGTTTAACTCCTAGTTAGTCTGTCGTATGATTATACTAATAGACTCTCCATCACCCATTGTGATAATACTTTCTTTTTCATCAGTAATAGTTTGAATTCGAGCGTTAGCATCTTGTACAAGTCTTATACTGATAATCCCCGTGACCTCTCTGTAAAACCAAACTTTTCCATTATCTTCTACAATTGTTTGATATTGTGTATCTTTGTCAAAGCCTGGTAGAGTACCTACGATATCGACACTTTCAAAGCCTCCACTACTTTTCTTTCTAGTAAGTAAATCAGCTTCTTCTATAATTTCTAACAAGTCTTGTAAGAAATCTACATCTAAGAGGTCTCTGTCGAGCTCTGTGTACTCTAATTCGTTTTCATCTAGATAGTCTTGCTCTAAGTCGTTAAACTCTAGAAAGTCAGCATCTAGAATATTGTTTGAACTATTTTCGTTCTGTTGTTCTTCTTGTTGCCTTTGTACCTCTGCTGGAGGATTAACAATAAACATATTGTCTATCATTGCAACACTAATATTTGTAATAGTAACTGGCTTAGCTGGTAAGGTATCTATTGTAGATACCATAGTGGCTTGATAAGCCTCTGTTAAAGTAACTTCTCCTGCTTGGTTACTTACTACTATTTCTCCTGATGAGTCTCCATTTGCATCAGGAAGTAGTATAACTAGGCTTCTTCCTAGTTCATCTACTGTTGTTGTAAAATCTGTGCCTCTTATACCGATACTCGCAGTAGGAGTTTGTATATCAATATTGGCTTTGTTAACTAGTCCAAGCTTACCAGAAGTAAAACGGGCTGTGCCCATTGCAAACTTCATTGTCATCTTAGACTTAGAAGGGTTTGGGTCATAGATTACTTCATCAATTAAAACTCTTGAATGTTCTGTGAGTCTTAAATTTGAATCATCTAAAAAATTGACAGCGATACGCCCATTGCCTGTATTAAGTGTATCATATAATAAGATGTTTACACCTTTGGCGGCTTCAAGCGCATCGTTGTCTCTTTCGATGTTACCTACCCCAGTTTGCTCAAATATGTTTCCTATATCAGCAAATACTAAAGCAGGAATAAATAAACTAGTCGCTAGTATCTTTCTGGTTGATTGTAATAACTGCATCATCAGAATCAATTTCCATGTCTATTACGCCTGAACAGGTCGTAACTCCTTGTGGACAAGTACCCGATTGCTGGACAATATCAATATTTCCATCATCTCCATCATAATCTATAATAAGAATTTGATCGGCGTCCTTCTGAGTGGTGTTGATGTCATTACCATCGCCGGCTAGTTCTAATTCCCACTTATTATTATCGGAATCAAATACCTGTGTAAAGATATTTGTATTACCAGTAGTAATGGTTAAATCATAATTTAAGCTTTCTGCAGAAGCATTACCGCCTAAATCAAAATTCCATTCATTTGAGTCTCCAGTTACAGTTAAATCTAAATCTAAATTGTCTGAAGAACCAGTTGCACCAATATTCCAATCGAAGATATTACTATCTCCAGTAAAAGACATATCTATAGCAGAGCTATCTAATATGATTGGACCGAATAATTGGTTACCATTACCTAGCTGGTCCAAGTTAAAAGTTATGTTACTACCTGTGATTGTCATATCAGTAGCACAAGCGCCACTTGATATAGTTCCACAGAATTTGTTACCATAACCAACTTGGTCAATTGTTAATATAAGTGTATCCCCTTCCTGTTCGAGAAAAATCTCGTTATCAGAAGCGTCAGCTAATACTAAGCCAGCAGAAAGCATTAAAACGAATAGTAAGCTATTTAGTTTCTTCACTTTCATCTCCCGTTTGCTCCTGGATATTCCAGTAGCCCCTTTCGTCGCCTTGAATAATAATGGCGACTACTGCAGCTTCTATAGCTGCACGGGTTGCAACAGTAACACTTTCGTTCTCTGCAACGCCGTCTTCTATTTCTACTAGTTGAGTGTCCATATCGACAAATTTAAATACGTCGAAACCTCCACCAACTGATAGTATAGTCTTTTGAGTTTGAACATTTAGTAGTATTTCTCCTGTAAGAGTACTAATTCCTCGTAAACTTACAGTAACTACATCTCGTCTATATTGACTTTGATGTCCAATCCCTAATGTTCTTGCACCTCTACCGCCGCTTTCTATGTTGGAGTCATATCCTATAACTCCACCTTCTAGTATAATTCCAGCGAATAGTAGTGGTTGAATTCCTTTATCGTTATCGTTCTCTTCTCTAGTACTTCTGACAATTTGTCTTTCTCGTACTAAGTGGTCGAGTCCTGTTCTCTCAACTACACGAAACCATGTTCCGCCACCTGCAGTTTTAAGAGCATCAATAAGGAGTGCCTCAGAGCCTTGCGTAATAGCAGTACTAAAATCTGCTAAATTGTCTCTACGCTTTCTTTGGCCTGTGAGGTCTTGAAATTTATAAACAGCCACAACCGGCATTACTTCTGCAGGTGGAAAGTTTAATAATTGTTCATATGTGGGTAATTGTATTATTTCAGGTGCTTCTTTACATTCACCAAATTCTTGAGCGAACTTAGTTGAGCAACTGTCGTTGGGCATAGGCACAGACGCACAGCCTGTGACTAGTAGTAAGGCAACGATACCAAGGAGTCTCATTAGAAACCTCCAGTACCAATCGGAATGTCTATTGTAGTAGTACTTCCGTCCTCCGCTACTATGGTTAGTCTGATAATTTCAGTACAGACGCCGTCTTCGGTACAGCTTTCTGTTCTCTGGTAAGTGATATTGTTTCCTTCTAACATGAAGGAACCGAAGCTAGAAGCCTCTTCATTTCCGAACATATTATCTACTAATTGCTTCGATAACTGTGCGAAAATTCTTGATTCAAGGTTTCTTATAAATTTGGCTAAAGTTGTGTTCTCTGCCTCACGCTGGGCAGCTTTTAGTGCAGATTCGATATCATCTTGAATTTTATCTCGTCTACTCTTTTCTTGGTTTTCTATAGTTAAATAGTGCGCGGAAGTTCCTATCCCACTAAACGAGGGATTCTTGAAGCCTTGTACTATTTCATCTGCTACTGCTAGGTTTACTAGTAGTAGACTCATTACTCCTATTAAGTATTTCATTTTCTTTTATCTGTAGCACCGTGTCTATCTTCTCTTGTAGACGAATAATATCATTATCAAGCATTCTTACTTGATCAATCAATTTAATCAGAGCCATATGCTGGCTACCGACTGCTGGGTTTATTATCGTTTGAATTGCGTTCCAAATGTAATAAACAAAGTACCCAAGTGATACCATCATCACTATGGGAAAACCAAACTCGGCGATTAGTTGCGCTACATTTCCCATCTAATCTCTCCTTACATCTATAGTACCGTCTTCAACAAAATTCTCTGCTCTGGCGATTCTATCTAAGTCTGGTTTTAATCCTAGAGCTGCACTTACTGCAGTATCTAATTTTATAACATCATTGTTAATTGTTTTAACCCTCGTGGTTAATGATTTTGCGAAGCTTTCTAATAGCTTTACCTTATTTACGGTGTCTTCGATTTTCTGTTTCATTATTATGAACAAGAACCAAAGCATCACCAGGGCACCAGCAATAGGCGCTCCTACTTCGGCAATCAGCTGAAAAACTTCCATTAGAAATAAGCACTAACGCCACAGCCACACTTGCTTTGTTCGTTAGGGTTAATGAAGATAAACTCTTCGTTTATACCATGTTGTTGCCAATCTAAAGTAGCTCCATCTAAGTACGGAACTGACATTTTATCAACTCCGATTTTAAAATTCACATAGTCAATTATTTGGAACGAGCTATCAAGGATTCGATTACCAATAAAATCCAACTTATACTCAAAACCAGCACAGCCGCCGGGAAGTAAAGCAATGGTGATACCTTCGTCACCTCTCGTCTTCTCCAAAAGCTTTTCATATGCTTTATCCGTGAGCTCTATCATAATTGTGTTGCCTATGTGCTAGCTTTTCTTCCCAGTTTTCTATGGCTTTTTTGATGCCTTCTTCTGCGAGTACTGAGCAATGTAATTTGATAGGTGGTAGTTGCAAGACTTCAGCAATTTCTTTATCTTTAATTTGTTTCGCTTCATCAATAGTTTTACCAGTAAGTAATTCCACAAAAAGCGAACTTGAAGCAATTGCACTTCCACAGCCATACGTTTTGAATTTAACATCTTCAATTTTGTCTCCATTCATCTTTAAATCTAGTTTCATGACGTCACCACAAGCTGGTGCTCCCACCATTCCTGTAGCCACATTCGGGTCTTTTGGGTCAAATCTACCAACTGCGTGTTTTGCAGGGTTATTCAACACATCATTAAATCTTTCAACTACTTGTTTTGAGTATGCCACATCTTCTCCTTACTTCCTCATAGCTTTCTTCAAATGAAAAGCTAACTATAAACCTATCTTCTGTACACGGCGGTACGCCATGCAACTTTGTATTGTCGAGTAGGAACTGTCCATATGGGTACGCCACGTCATCAACAACAATAGACGAAAACGTCTTGTTGTAAACAAAGTTCATACACGACTTCGTTTTGAAATCAATATGCGGCATCAATTCTTGTCCCGCCTTTAAAAGGTAAAACCTTATCAATGGTTTCAACGGTTCCGCGATATTTTTTGCGGTGTTTTCAATGTAGCCTGTTGGGTCAAATTTATCAAGGTGTCCCGGGTGCCACAAATGTTGTCCTTTTAATACATACCAATTATCAAATAATTTGCGCTGTTCTTTAGGGTCTGCTCCAAGTTGTTCATACAACTTAGCATATCTTCCAAAGTCACCGTGTAATGTGCTTGTCATGGAAGTCATGTTTTGCAGTATATCTTGAACAGGAATTTTACTCCAATCCAATCTAAGTGTTAATGGACTACAACCAACCATCTTTTTCGAGCCATGTACAGACTTCATCAAAGTCATGTTTCCAAAATGCAACCTGTAGTGTAACTCTATCTACGGGTGCAGCGGGTACCATGTGTCGAACACTTGTATCAAGTACAAATCTGTCATAATTAAAAGACTTGTCTTGTACTACTATAGGGGCGGCTTGTTCCATTACAAAATTTATCCCAACTTTCCTAACTATATCCCTGTGCTCTGCAATTGGGGTATCTTTTGGAACAAATAAAATATTTATACTGTCAGCTTTTCCATACCCTAAAACTTTATTCATCTTTGCCAATTCGGGGCAAGGTACTTTACCGGGGTGGAATCTAGCTTGACGATACTTAGCTTCGTGGTCTTTTCTCTCGTCTATCCACTTTTCTAAATCTTCTTCATTCGCCCATGGGTTACTAGCACGGAGATCTTCTGGTGAAAGCCTATTGGGCTTTACATAGAGTTTCAGAAGTTCCCTAATATTTATATTAGTCCAATCAGGTTTATACTTTATGGGACGGCAACGTTCCATAGTATTTACCCGCTAGGACTTGACATAAGGCCGTCAACCCAATTCTCGGCAACATCTTCGGCATAGCGTTCGGAGTGTCTGTAAACCTTTCTTTTCTCCAGTTTAATATTATCTTCATATAAGTTAACAAAAAACCCTTTAGAATTTCTCTTAACGATTGCTTTTCTAGTATCTCTCGAATACTCATGCCAAATCTGTGCCATCTTTATCTCTGTAAATTTACTAGGCGTATTACTTTATATATTCGCCCAGATTTCATTAAATTATGAAACCATTTCATAAGTACCTTTAGTCCTTATCGCCGATTAGTTTCTCCATTAGTTTGCCATAGTTCCCTTGACCAAAAGGTAACTCATTTATTTGTATGTTGGCTTGTTGCTTTATAGGCGCTGTCTTCGCCTTCTCCATCTCGGCCATAGCCTTTATTTCGTCCATTCGCATCTTATGTGCCATTTGCAGCAGGTCAGCAACGTCTTTATTAGTATACATTCCAGTCTCTTCGACTTCTGCTAATTTTTCTTCGATTATGTTATCAAGGGCGCCAGCGAGTTTAAACCGGTTTCTGTAACCAGTATCTAAGTACACTTGGTCGATGTACTGTTTGATTTCTCGTTTATTAAGATATTCGCTAACTGTGTTCTCGTCTAGTGCGAGCGCAGTGCATACCTCACTTACCGAACCAAGTTCTAAATAAGTGTTCGCGACTTCTAATCCCTCTGGACTCATTTTTACTGCAATTTCATTTTTCATAGTTGTATTATACTTCATTTTTACTTCCGTGTCAAGAAATATTTTTGGAAGCATCGTCACGATGCGCACACTGCGTCTTTTTACATTCTCCAAAAATTTCAAAAGTTGTACGTGAAGAGGGGTCCTGAGCGAGAGCGAGAAACAGGTCTAATAACCGCCCTATCCCATTCATAGATTTTGATCTTTGTCAACATTTATTTTTCAAATCTCATTCATACTTTTCAAGAATATGCAAGAAATTTATTTTTTATTTTAGGCGAGATTTTATATACAGGTGGCGAAAATTTTGAGAGAATATACATATTCAGACAAGAATTAAAAACCGCACCCGAAAGGCGTAAAGCGATACACAAAGAGGTCAAGCCACCTAGCTACTTGGGAGAGGGAAAACTCACAAGGGCAAAACAGGAGAGAGAAAACACTCTGCGACATACTGCGAAAATATAGACATTATAAACTAATAAACTTTATTTCATGGGAGAAAATAAAATGAATAAATTATTTTTTACTAAAATAAACTTGTTCCAAAAATACCGAGTTATTTTAACTGAATGGGATAGGAACTCTGCGGAAAGCAATCAAAATTTCCATAAGGCAATTAGAGAGCTTGAAAAAGAGGGAATACCTTACAAGGTTGAATGGCGTAGGAACATAACCGAATTAGGTAAGACTACTTATTTTTATTATTCGGTTGTTTTGGACTTGTTCTTGCTCGGTGGTATCATTTGGGCATTTCTCAACATTGAGAGGTGGCTATAATGAAACATCAAGCAAAACCTTTTGGCTTGGTTGGGGAAGATTATCTTCCCCATATCAAGACAAGACATGAGCGAGCGATCATTCATGCTAAAACTTTAAGGACTAATAATCTTTTAGGTGTTATCGGAATGGTGTTCATTCAGGGAGCAACACTACCGAGCTTATACTCGGTATTGTTTCTCGGTGGAACTCCGCCACCACTTACACTTTTAATAGGTGTATTTGTTGGCTTGTGTTTCTATCAGGCGAGAGCCATACGCAATTTAAAATATGAATGGGTATATGCGATAGGTAATACTATCGGATTAACTTCTAATTTTATCTTGATATGGCTATCGCTTTCTTAATCGGGTTGGTAATTATCCTTTTGAAATTACCTTTTATAATCTATGGGAGATAAACTTATGGATAATAAAGAGCAAAAGAAAAAAGCACCTAGCAAAAAGGAACTCATGCGAGAAATTGAGCAACTTGATACTAAAGGGCTTTTTGATTATGTGTCTTTAAGTCGCACCAATATCGCTAACATAAAAGCGGTTGCGGTTTTACTTAAAGGCTAACTTTAACGAGGGCATATCGCATTGGAAGATATGCCCTCTTTTTAATGGGAGAAATTGTTATGAAACAATTATCATTTAATTTTGATTTTGGCGGTCATAAAACGCCGACATTTTCAGAATGGTATTCGGAGAATAGCCACGAAAAAAGGAAATATGGAGAAACGCCATATTCTGAAATCAAGGCTAAACAGGTGTATAAACAACTCATAGAAAATGGGTTTTTTGAGCGAGGGCAATACAATGCGTAAGCGACATAATACACTCGTTATAGATACTGAAACGACTATGAAAAACGAGAAACCTTTTCTCGCTTACAACATAGGCGGTGCATTGGGAGATATTTATTCTCCCAATTCCGAGCCTCTTGAATTTGACTTTTATGTTCAAGAGATTATTTCTAATCCCGATAATTTTTGTCATACTTTTGAAGAAAAAGATCAAAATGACAAAGACTTCGGAAAGCGGAAATTTTGGAAATACGATAAGAGATATAATCATGTTTTAGAGGACGCTTTTAAAAATCGTTCTAAAATAAAACCGCTGAAATATATCTTAAATTTTATTTCAAAGCATATCGGATTTGCTGATAGCGTAGCCTCATATAATTGGAATTTTGATAAGACAGCTTTTAATAAAACTGTTTTAGAATTTCACAATGAAACTTATAAGGAATTTGAGAGAATTCCGAATTGGTGCATTATGGACTGCTATGCTAATAAGATGATAAATAAAAACTATTTTACAATGGTGGATAATTTATCAGATTTAGACAAGCAAGCATTTTTGTCAAAGTCGGGTAAGAATTATGGGTATTCGGCACAGGTAATGGCTAGATGGATTTTTAATTCCGAGCAATACGAGGAGCAACATACCGCTCTGGAAGATAGCAAAATGGAATTCGAACTAGCTAGGCATTTCGCAAGAAAACATAAAACAGATTTTCAAAATGAATTTTTAGGAAATCCGAAAACATTTTCTTGGCAAAAACTAAAGAAGAAATTATCGGCAAAAGAAAAAATGTCGGAAAGGTCTTAACTTCTCCCATAGAAGTTGCGAGGATTTGTTGCCCTCGCCTTAAACTAGCAACTATTTAACTTTAATTTTGGGAGAAATTATTATGAATAGACGAAAAATTGAAAGCGAACTTTTATTTTATAAATATTTATGTTTGTTTGTTTTGGGATTTGTTATCGGCTACTTTGTAGGCGGTGCAATATGATAGCGGTATTTGATTTAGATAATACTGTTATTGATAGCTCGCACAGAGCATTGACAAAAGGCGGTGGCGAAATTGACTTGGCGAATTGGCGAACTCATACGAGGGAGCAAATTTTATCCGACACTTCAACGCCTTTTGCTCAATATATGCGTAGGTGTATCGCCAATCCTCGTGTTCGCACTTGGATATGCACCTCACGAAATCTTAAAAATGCCGATTACGAAATGTTAGCTAAACATGGTTTAGCTGATGTTGATGTAATTCTATCTCGTAAAGATGGCGATAACCGAAATGATGTTGAATTTAAGAAGGCGAAACTTTCGCCTCGCTTGAATTTACCGCATATTAAGAAAACGCAAAAACTTCTTTTTGATGATAGAGAGGACATAAGAGAAATGGCGGAAAGGTTAGGTTTTACCGCACCACCGCCTCACTCTTGGTCATGGTATCTTTAAGGTGGGCGGAGAGCGAGGCGTATGCCTTGCTCTCCACTTTTTATAAATTCAACATGGGAGAAACGATCATGGGAGAATATTTACTAACTCCGATAATCGCTATTTTGATGATTACCTCTATCATCTATTTAGCGGAAAAATAGGGAGCGAGGAGCGAAAGGCGAGGCGGGAGCAATCCCGCCTCGCTTTTTTTTGGCTCACGATCTAAATGAGAATGATTATCATTCGCATTTGGCTTTTATTTTTTTATTTTTTTTTGAGCGGCGCAGCCGCGCCGAGTAGTAGTATGACGATGATTATTTTTTTGTTACGCGCGCCAGCGCGCCAGTAGTAGTACGACGACGATTATTTTCTGTGGCCGCGCGCGAACGGGTTCATATGTCTCGTCCCTTCCCCGTAGTGTATCCTGCTCTTTGTCA